ATGGTCCAGTTAATGGAGGATTTGTCTACTTTGGAAGCTATGGTGGATATTCAACAAATACTACATCAACAAATTGCTTATTCTCAGCCAATGCTACTTTTGGATTCTGGTTTAGAAGAAATGGAGCTCCAGCATCAAATACCTCAATAATGGAAGCATCTATTAGTGCTTCATACAATTATGGATCAGGAGGCTCTGGGTATTGCAGAGTTAATAGCTCAGGAATTCTTGCAGTTCAACCTAGATTTAATGGTGCAGGTGGTACTGAACTAAATTCATTAGCGTCTATTTGCGATAATGTATGGCACTTTATTGTTATTACAAGAAGTGGATCAACTTTAAAACTCTTTGTAGATGGAGTTTTACAAGAGTCAGCTTCAGATTATCAATCAGCTGGCAATACAACACTACATTCAATTACTACTGGAGCTAATTTGTCATTTATTGGTGCAGAATTTGGATGGAATCAAACAATGACTGATCAACAAGTAGCTGATTGGTATGCAGCAAGATAAATAACTTAGGAGAAAAGGTTAAATTATGAGTCTGTCAAAGAGATTAAAAGCTTCAGGGGAGCAGAGACAAGGTAACAACCAATATATTGAACCTTTAATTCCTCCTCGCCCATTATATGGAGTAGCAAATGCGGGTGTATATGTAGATGCAGAATCTGCAATTAGAATATCTACCGTATATTCATGTGTAAGATTATTGGGAGATACTGTCTCATCTTTACCCATGGGAGCATATGTACGCAGAGGAAGAAATCGTATTTCTTATTCGGCGGTATATGGAGAAACTCCAGAATGGGTAAATAGACCTAATCCAGAAGCTACTAGATTAGAATTTATTGAACAAATAATCACATCCTTGCATTTACATGGAAATGCATATATCCTTACAGTTAGAGATGATTTAGGTGAGGTATATGAATTATATGTACTAAATCCAAATGATGTAAAAATTGAAAGACCATTTCCAGGTGAACCACTAGTATATAAATTAAGAGATGAATTAAATAACTTTACTCGTGTTTTGACTAATAAGGAAATTGTCCATATTCCAATGATGAAATTCCCTGGATCTCATTATGGACTATCACCTATTGGTGCCTGCCGCATGTCTGTAGGTATTTCAATGGCTTCTGATACATATGCCTCTTCATATTTTGGTAATGCTGCAAATCCTGCAGGTGTTATTGAAGTAGCAGGCGAATTAACAGATGATCAAGCTTCAGATATTAAGCGTCAATGGAATCAAAATAATGGTGGTCCATATAAGTCTGGATCAACAGCAGTTCTTTCAGGTGGAGCTTCATTTAAGCCTCTATCATTAAATGCTGCAGACGCCCAATTAATAGAAAGCAGAAGGTTCAATGTTGAGGACATTGCGAGAATTTTCCGTGTCCCTCTAAGCTTATTGGGTCATCCAGCACAAGGCGCTATGTCATATGCCTCTGTTGAAGCCCAGAACCTTTCATTCGTACAACATTCACTTCGTCCTCTATTGGAAAGAATTGAGCAGGCTCTAAGCCCTCTACTTCCTGAAGAAGACGGATTTATTAAATTTAATTTAGATGCATTATTGCGTGGTACTACATTAGAGCGTTTTGATGCATATACAAAAGGTCTAAGAGAAGGCTTCCTATCTCTAAATGATGTTCGTTCATTTGAAGATCTATCACCACTTGGAGAGTCTGGAGATCAATATAGACTGCCTCTTCAAAATATTGATGCTGCACAAGCACCACTTGTGGGAGATAAACTCAAGGCTGAAATTATTGCTGCCCTTGTACAGGTTGGCTATAATCCAGAAGATGTAGCCAAGATGATGGATATGGAGCTTGGACATACAGGATTACCTTCTGCTCAATTGCAGCAGGTAGCATTAATTGACCCTACAGATCCAGAAACAGTATATGGAGATGAGGTTAAATAATGCCTTACGGAATATCTTCTGAACAGAGCGATTGTGCAAATTGGGCGGTGGTTAAAGAAGAATCTGATGGTTCTTATACTACCATTAAATGCCATGATAATAAACAAGACGCAATTGATCAAATGGTAGCAATATCAATATCAGAAGATATAGATCCACTTGGAGAAGTAAGAGAAGTAGGAACAGTTCCACAATTTATTAGAAATAATGCACAAAAAGGATTAGACTATTTAGCTGAAGGTTATGGCGGAGATGGTCTTACAGATGCCACTAAAAGAGAAGCAAGAGAAATGGCAGCAGGTCGTATTTCTGAAAATAAAGTAAGAAAGATGGCTCCTTGGTTTGCTAGACATAAAGTAGATGGACAAGCACCTAAGAATAGTGATACTTCAGACCCAGGATATCCTGGTGCTGGATTAGTTGCTTGGTTGCTTTGGGGCGGAGATTCTAATTATTCAGATAGAGCACAAAACTGGGCACAAAGACAAATTGATTCATTAAACAATGAGGAAAATAAAGCAAGGAGTAAAATGAAAAAGACAGAACGCCGTACCTTTACAGTAAGGGACATAGAGACAAGGGCAGAAGACGGTACACTGCGTATGGCAGGCTATGCTGCGGTATTCAATGAGCCATCCTTGCCACTACCATTTATAGAGAAGATTGCACCTGGTGCATTCAGAAAGACCCTAACAGAGACACCAGATGTTCGTTTATTAATTAATCATGAAGGATTACCATTAGCACGAACCAAAAATGGTACAATGAGACTATATGAAGATCAGAAAGGTCTTTATTTTGAGGCAGAATTAGCAGACACCCAAGAAGCAAGAGATCTACATACCCTTGTTGCTCGTGGTGACGTTGATCAAATGTCATTTGCATTTAGAGTAATTCGTCAGAAATGGAACGATGACCGTACAGAAAGAATGCTTACAGAAGTATCATTGGCAGATGGAGATGTGTCTATTGTGACCTATCCAGCTTATCCAGCAACCTCTGTAGAAGCAAGGGAAGCTCTAAAGAAAGCTATTGCTGAAATAAAAGAGGGCAGGGAAATCTCAGGAGACTCCCTATTAGTATTAGAAAATATATTTGGAGATCTAACAGAAGGTCATGAATATATTATGAAGGCAGTTGAAGTAATGGGAGTATTACTTGGAAATAATGGAGAAGAAGAGGAAGAAGAGAATTCTCCATATACAGATGTTGAAACACAGGAAGATATGGAAGATATGCAAGATTCCTCAATTACTCAATTAATTACAGATACACCTGGAGAAGGTTCTAAGGTAATTGGAGAAATTCCATCTACACAATTAATTCCAGTAGGAAGAAATTATTCTCTACGCCTAGCAAAGGCTAAAAGAAATACATTATAAATTTCCTTATTAGAAATAATAAGGCGAAGTCGGAGCGAAAATCACACCCGTAAGCGTCGTGAATATCCATCGCCACCACCTCAAATAAATAAATAAACTCATAAAAGGAGAACAAACAAATGTCTTATTTAGACAAGTTGATTGAACGCCGTGAGTCTGTTAAGGCAGAAATGGATGCAGTTCTTGAGGCAGTAGCCGCAGAGAACCGCACAGACCTTACAAATGATGAGTCAGCAAAGGTAGATGCCCTTGTTGAGGAATCACGCTCATTGGATTCAAAGATTGAAAAGTTCAAGGCACAAGCTGATGCTGATGCTAAGGTTGCCGAAGTTCGTGCAGCTGTAGCAGATGTTGCTATGCCAAAGAGCACAGCTACAACCAAAATTGTAAATGAACCACGCACATATACACCAGAATCTGGTAATTCGTTTATTGCTGATGCGTTCAATGCACAATATCGTAATGACTATTCTGCACAGGATCGTCTTGCTCGTCACACCCGTGAAGAGGCAATTGAACGTCGTGATGTAGGAACTGCAAACTTTGCAGGTCTTGTCATTCCACAATACCTCGTTGATCTAGCAGCACCATTTGCTCGTGCAGGTCGCCCAACAGCAGACTTCGCTACAAACAAGCATGTGCTTCCAGCAGCAGGTATGACCCTAAACATTTCTCGTATGACTACAGGAACTTCTGCAGCAATTCAGGCTTCTGAAAACTCACCAGTTTCTGAGACAAACGCTGATGATACCCTCTTGACTATTGATGTGCGTACAATCGCAGGTCAGCAAGATCTATCAAAGCAGGTCATTGAGAGAGGAACTGGCGTTGATGCATTCGTCGTACAGGATCTCATTCGTGCATGGCATACACAACTTGACAACCAAATCCTAAACGGAGATGGATTGGCAGGCGCAATGCTTGGTCTTCGCAACACAATTGGTGTAAATTCAGTTACCTATAACGATGCAGCACCATCTGTTGAAGATCTATATCCAAAGTTGGCTGACGCTTATCAGCAAATTCAGACTGGCGTATTCATGAATCCTACACACTGGATCATGCACCCACGTCGTCTCGCATTCTTGCTTGCAGCAGTTGACTCTTCAAAGCGTCCACTCGTTGTACCAGCACTTAATGGTCCAATGAATTCTATTGCTACAGGCGCAGGCTCTGTTGGCTATGGTAACTCAGGCTACACATTGATGGGTCTTCCAATCATTGCTGATGCTAATGTCACCACAACTGCAGGTGCAGGAACAGAAGATGAGATCTATTGCGTAACCGCACCAGAACTACATCTCTGGGAGCAGTCTGGCTCACCATTCGCATTGTCATTTGATGCAACTGGTGCTGGATCTCTAACAGTCAAGTCTGTTGTTTACGGCTACGGAGCATTCTCTGCTGGTCGTTATCCTGCTGCATCTTCAAAGATCAGCGGTACAGGCTTAATTGCACCAACATTCTAAGTTAGATTTGTACTGAAGACAGGGCCTCCTAATTCAGTACAATACTTAGAGAAATCTAAGAGGGACAGGCTAACAGATGCCCCGATTTGTTAGCCTGTTTCCTAAAGAGGGAATATGAAATTAAAGAAGATATTTAGAATTAAAAAAGAAACAGCAACTGCTAATCCTAAAACGGAGAAAGCAATGCTTCCAAAATTGGAGAAGAGGACAAAATGAGTCAATCTAGCACAGTCTACTGTACCCTAGCAGATGTTAAAAATGCCTTGCAAATTGAAGACATTCAAGACGATACTGCTATTCAGGCTGCAATTTTGGCGGCAAGTAGAATGATTGATGACTATACACAAAGATTCTTCTATAAAGAGGGTACATTATTAGCTCCAGCTACAAAATATTATACGGCATATAGTCCTTGGTATTTAGAAACAGATGATATTGTTCAAGTTACAGAAATAGCATGTGATGTTGATTTTGAACAAACATATTCACAAATTTGGAATACTACAACTCCACCATTAGATGTTATGTATGAACCTGTCAATAATCCATCAAGAGGATGGCCATGGACAAGAATATTGGCTGTAGGATCATATGTATTTCCATATTTCTTCCCACAATCAGTTAGAATTAAAGGAATATTTGGATTTCCAGAAATTCCATATGAAGTTAAATTAGCCTGTCAAATTCAGGCAGCAAGACTATTTGTAAGAAAGCAATCTCCATTTGGAATTGCAGGATCTGTAGAATTAGGTACAGTTAGATTAAATTCAAGATTAGATCCAGATGTTGAAATGCTATTAAAGACATTTAAACGAAATAAAGGACTTGCCTACTAATGATAAAAATAAGCAAAGTAAGAGATGCATTAGGAGAAAATCTATCATCTATTACTGGAATAAGAATATATGACAAGATTCCAGATGTTGTAGTTCCGCCATGTGCTATAGTAGGACAATTAGACTTCACATTTGATATTGATAATGCCCGTGGTTTAGACCAGGCATCTGTGGATATCTTTGTGTTGGTCCAGAGAATATCTGAACGGGCAGGGCAAGATAAGCTTGATGAACTATTAGCAGGAACTGGTCCCAAATCAATTAAGACTGCTATTGAATCAGATAGAACATTGGGCGGATTAGTAAATACTCTCAGAGTTATAAGTGCTGAAAGTGGTACTTATTTAACTGGAGATCAAGAATTTTTATCATATCGTTACAATGTAACAGTTTGGGGT